GTATTGGCGCGAACGCTCGTCTTGGTATTGGCCCTTGTCTATGGTGGGAGTACGACCTCTGTCGATGTTATTCCCCATGTCATATTGATACTGGGCCTTGGCTCTGTTGTTAGCCGCGATGTCTGCTGGATCAAAGCTGTATAGCATCTTCCCCGAGCGGTTGCCTATCAGCACTCCTTTGGTGACGTTCCCTTTGGCATCTGTTCTGGTAGGGTCGTAGCTTTCATTAGGGCCAAGTGGTCTTGGGGTTCTCTTTTTTGCTGTTTTGACAGCAGCCCCTTTCGCAGCTGGTGATGCAGCTGGGGGCTTGACACCACCACCACCCTTGATATATTCATCCCTTGGAATGTTCTCCGAAACCAGTGAATCAAGCATAGGTCTGTCTGGTGTAGGAAAAGCATTCTTGAGAGGCGGTAGCTGCTCGGAAATGAGTGCCTCAATCATATCAAAGTCTATACCCTCTGGTGGTAGGTTCTCAAGATAATCTTCGCGGGCCTTGGCGTCGGGGTTTTTATAGGGGATTGGGGTGGTCTGTTCATCAAGCCACTCCAGAAATGGGTTAGGCTTGCGGGGGTCATATCCTGATCTGAATGAAGACATTAATTTATTGTGTTAGTTGTTTAACGACGACGCTTGCGGTCATATTGTTTATTAAAATACTTTGTGATGTCCCGCTCCTGCAACCCGAGTTCTAGACCTCGGTCTTTTTGCTCATCAGAAAGTTTATCAAAACCACCAAGACCACCAATTTCATCAGCAAACTTCTGGCGACCCCGCACGCGTTCGGCGCGGTCGGGAACGACTCCAATTTCATCGTTGCGCTTCCTCCTATAAGGGGCTTCTTCTGCTGGCTTCCCAGTCTCTGGTTTTTCTTGGCCGCGTTGTCCTGTGCCAAATTCTTGTGCAGACTGGCGCGGCTTGCTTGGGGCGCCCTCACCTAGGCCACCCTTGGAAGGATCAATAGTTTCATCATCAAAGCCTATCCCACCAGTTTTTGGGCCACCAGTGTCTAGGCCAGTTTTAGCCTTGGTGCCAAATAAATCAGTGCTAGCTTCATTGGGGTCAGGTAATAGCCCAACAGTTTCGAGCCCACCAGTTTCGAGCCCACCCTCGGCAGTATCAACACCTTCATTAGCTCGACCAAGCTCATCTTCAACTTTTTGCAGCCTCATTCGTGCTTCATACTCTTCTTCGGATTCGTCTGGGTATCTTTCGTTTTCTGGCATGGGAAACTTATAGGTTCAAGTTAAGTGTCAGTATATACATTGTGCTTTCAAACTCAAGGGTAAATTCAAGGTAAGCAAGCTGCGTCGTTCTGTAATGCAGACTTCAAATGCTTCATGGTTTTAGGAGGCTTTCGATACCTCTCGTTGGGGTCAATGATACGCGGCTCCATCGCCATCATACCGTGCCTTTGCCTAGCACAGTCAAGGGCAAGGAACGCTGCATCAGCTAAGTCAGGGCTTTTCCCGATCCGCTGTTTGAACTCTGGTTTGGATTCAATCCTAACCTTGAGTGAGCCAGTCTTAACCAGCTCGTAGTTGCGGCCAATGATCTCCTGAGCTAGGTCATTATCCACTCCATAGATCTGGCGCGTTCGCATGTGCTCCTTACCTACAAACCAGAGCTCAGAAACCCTATTGGTATATAGCTCTATACCTGTGAGTTGGCTATTTACTGAGACTCTTTTCTCGGACGGCTTGCCACCAAAGGTAACGCGCAGGAATCGAGGAGACCACTCGCCAGCCAGCACGTCACAGAATGAGGAGCCAGCACCAGTTGCATCCACCGCCAGATCGTCTGGCGCTACGCCTTCCTTCTCACAGATCTTCTTGATCTGCTGGACTATCTGGTATGACCGTGGCACCGCTTTATTAGTAGCATCGTCGTTGAGCTGGAAGCTTTCACCAAACTCAAAGACATACTGCCCAGTGTCATCTGTGCCGACGTAACCTGTATATAGAATCGTTCTGTCCCCACCATTAGTAAAGGCTGGGTCAAGCCCAGCTACCTTGACCATCTGGGATCCCCACTTTACTTTGTGCATACATCCACTATTTGTGATTTCATTCTCAGAGTAGATACCCACGTCCTCATCACTATCAAAGAACACGGCTCGCACCATTCGCATGTAGCCTCGTGAGGATGTTCCTAGTAGCTGACGCTTCTCCTCTATTTGGTCAGCACGTGGTAGGTATGGGTAGATTGTCTCACCAGCTAGTATGTTGGGGCTGCGCTCACCATCTAGTCGGATATACTTGCCGCCCCACTTGGTGCGCCAGCCATCATCAATGTTGGTATCTACTGAGTCCCAGCCGTCTTCAGGCTCAGACCACACACCGAAAGCATCGAACTTAGAACTGGGGTTGGACATACCAATCATCCTGAACTCTGGGTTAGCAGACAGGTTGGTCAGGCCAGCATGGACTACAGCCTCGGAGATCTCCGACAGCTCGTCTCCAATGACAATGACCCTCTTGTTCTTAATACCAATGAACTTACCCACAGCCTCACGGGTTCGTGACTTCTCCGCCGCGATCAACGACAGGCCAGACTTCTCCAGCAAGGTGCCGTGCTCATTGACGTAAGCGACGTTACCAATTGAATCCCGAATCCTGAAAGGCATATCATCTATCACTGCCAGTAACGTGATGATTGAACCCCAAATCCTTTTTCGTGCTTCACGCAACGTGGTTGAAGTAATCAGGACTAAGGTATCCTTTGGCTGGGACAAGCAGTTAACGATGGCATAGGCTGCCATGGTGTGGGACTTGGATGAGGATGCAGCACCACCCACAGCGAGGAACTTATTCTCAAGGCAGCTGCGGATGATAAGCTTAGCCCATGGGTTCTGCTCCATCAGGGGTTCAGGGATATCTGGTCTGTTCCAGAGGATGTCACAGATACGCCAGAAGTAATACTCCTTCGCCAACACCAGTTCGTGGTTGGCAAAACCAAACAGCAGGGCAGTTAGTAAGCTGGTCGGTGGGATAGTTAGCCCACCCACGTCCATGTCTGTTGACGACGGCTTGATGTATGGCTCGTATTTTCTGTCTAATTTAACATCCATTAAAGATTGAATACATTGTAAATACCAACTATACTCCAACCCATGGCGAAGGACAACCCTGAAGACAATAAAAATAAAGGCCCAGAACCATTGCCTTTACACAGGAAAAAAGTCAGCAATCCATTTGGGAAGAAGGGAAAGAAGCAGAGGCTCTTCCTGAAAGCCATGGAGATGTATGAGCAACAATATACATTTAAAGCCATCTCTCAGGAATGTGGTGTCCATGTCTCCACTTTGCGTAGATGGTTCAGGGACGCGGGTGCGCCACCGAAGAAGAGCAAGTGGGAAGAGAACCCAACGCCGTGGGTTGATAAGGACGCACCAAAGCCAGAGTCTATCTTCGATGGCACCGAGGCACACAAGACACCAGACTCTTTAAAGAATGCTGCCGAGAACGCGCACCTCCAAGAGAAGGGCAGGATACATGAGATCGCTGCCGCGCAGGCCAGCCCCGCTGAGCAATACCAGAGCTACATGGCGTCCAATGCGGTCAAGCTAATGCGTGATGGACTGAAGGGCATGAGGCCACCGTCCAACGTAAGGGAGATGGAAGTGCTAGACAAGATAGCCCGTCGGCACTTCGGCCTCGACGAGAAACAGAGTGGTGGCGTTGGCACCCTCAGTATCGACATAAACATTCTAAACGATGCAGCTGCGGCCTCAAGGAAGAGGCCCGCCAAAGTTGTGGACATAGACCCAAATCCAAAAGACTAATGAAATTTTTCTCAAATCGGACGCACGAGCCGAACCCTTTCGTAATCATGGGCAGCATACGCTCGAACCTAGATTATTTTTACTCGGCCCAGCAAGTCAAAGGTGACTTTGTCAGGGTCATACCATCGACATGGAAAGAGATATCTTTCCTACAGGGACTTGATAAAGGCTTTAATCTATTTGCCCCGTGGCAGGGAGACGGTGTCTTGGTTAAGGCTGATTTCCTACCAGCTGTCTATGATCATCGGGATCGATAACGGGTCATGCTCAGGAGCTATGGTTGCCCTCACTGGCGAGGGCGACATCATGGGGTATACAAAGCTTCCCTCAAAGAGGGCAGACAAGAAACAGGTTCTTGACTTAGAACAGTTTGTCGAATGGATCATTGACTGGGAGGAGCCTATAGATCTAGTTGCCGTAGAGCAGCCCCTGCATTTTGCAAGATCCATACAAGCGATGCGATCCATGGCATTGTGCTACGGGCATCTTGAAGGTGTGTGCTACGGTATGCAATGGGAGCACGTTGGGATAGGTGTTCGTGAATGGCAAAATGCTATGCTGGGATACTTCGCAAAGGGTCAATCCAAGCAAGCCGCATGGAAAGCTGCAATCAAATTAGCACCCACGGAGGAACGGTTTTCTGTCGATAGCAACAAAAGGCGTGCCAAACCACATGATGGTGTTGTTGATGCCTACTTGATTGGGAAGTATGCCCTTAAAAATAAATGGAAAAAAGGTTGACTGGTTAGTTCTGGGCTGGTATGTGTTGGGCACAATAAATCAGAAACCATGAAGCCAGCAAATGAAATCACTATTCCCGAAGCAAGAAGACGCGCATAAATTTTTCACTATCACCCAGCGGGAAGGGCACAACACACTAGACACCAGCGA